GAAAAATGGCAAGCTCAAGTTGCCAAAGTTTGTAAAGGCATTGCTGACGTCAGTCAGTCGATGATTGAGATCAAAGCACAATTAAGTTTTTATGATGGCATCACTACTGAAGAGATAGATGGCATTACCTTGCGAGCGATTGTCGACCTCATTGACATCGAACACAATCCAGAAGTTGGACACACAAATTATCAATATGTAGCAGGCAAGCAAAGACTTAGTATGCTACGTAAAGACGTATATGGTCAATACGAACCTCCCCACCTCTACGAGATCGTTAAGAAAAATGTAGCCACGGGTTTATATAGTTCTGAACTACTCGAATGGTATGATGAAGACGAGTGGAATAAGATGGAAGAGTTTATCGATCACGAGAAAGATGAAGAATATGGTTATGCTGCTATTGAGCAGTTGATTGAAAAGTATCTCGTTAAGAATCGTGCGACAAAAGAAATTTATGAAACACCACAAGTTCGTTATATGATTGCTTCTGCAACAGTATTCCATAATGAACCAGAAGGTAGATTAAAATATATTAAAGAATATTACAATGCCGCCAGCGATGGTCTTTTTACTCTTGCTACTCCTGTACTAGCTGGCCTTGGTACTCCAACTAAACAGTTTAGCAGTTGTGTGCTTATCCGTAGTGATGATGATTTGGATAGCATATTTGCCAGTGGTGAGATGATGGCCAAGTACGCTAGTAAGCGTGCCGGCATTGGTCTAGAGATAGGTCGTTTGCGCCCATTAGGGAGTCCTATACGAGGCGGGGAAATCATGCACACTGGCATGATCCCCTTCCTTAAGAAATGGTTTGGTGACTTGCGTTCATGCAGTCAGGGTGGTATTCGCAATGCTAGTGCGACAGTATTCTATCCTATATGGCATCATCAGTTTGATGATCTCATCGTACTTAAGAACAATCAAGGAACTGAGGAAACTAGAGTTCGACACATGGATTATGGTGTTGTCTTAAGTGCTTTCTTCTGGAGACGATTTAAGAACAAAGAACAAATTACATTCTTTGATCCTAACGAAGTACCTGACTTATACGAAGCATTCTACAAAGACACACAGTTGTTTGAAGAATTGTATGTAAAATATGAAAAGCGTAAAGACCTACGTAAGAAAACAATGAGTGCCGAAGAGGTATTCAAGAGCGGTATATTAAAAGAACGTACAGATACAGGACGTATCTATCTAGTGTTTATTGATAACGTAATGGAGCAAGGACCATTTGATCCTGAGTATCATACAATTTATCAAAGTAACTTGTGCTGTGAAATTCTACTGCCTACTAAATCTTTTAAACGTTTAGATGATATTGAAGGTCGCATAGCGTTATGTACGTTAGGAAGTATTAACTGGGGAGCATTCCGCAACCCAGAAGATATGCGACGTGCTTGCCGCATTCTACAACGAAGCTTATGTAATATCCTTGACTATCAAGACTTCTTATCAATTCAAAGTAAGTTGTCTAATGATGAAATTAGTCCGCTGGGAATTGGTGTTACTAATCTATCCTACTGGCATGCCAAGCGTGGATTAAGGTATGGAGAAAGTGATGCACTACAAGATGTTAAAAGTTGGATGGAACATCAAGCATACTATCTAACAGAAGCCACAGTTGAACTTGCTAAAGAACGCGGTCCTTGTCTAGACAGTGATAAGACACGCTACGGTCAAGGCACTTTCCCCTGGGAACTACGTGCTAATGGTGTGAACGAGTTAGCAGATTTTAAACCTGAACTTGATTGGGAAACACTACGTACTGATATGAAACAGTATGGAGTTAGAAATGCTACACTTATGGCTATCGCTCCTGTTGAGAGTTCTAGTGTTGTTATTAACTCAACCAACGGTATTGAAATGCCTATGAGTTTGATCACTGTTAAAGAATCCAAAGCTGGGTCATTCATACAGGTAGTTCCAGAATATAACAGATTAAAAAATAAATATCAGTTAATGTGGGATCAGACAGACTGTTCTGGGTATTTAAAAACAGCAGCAGTGTTAGCAGCCTATGTGGATCAAAGTATAAGTACAAATACTTTCTATAATCCAGCGCACTTCGCTGATAGGAAAGTACCTACAACATTAATTGCTAAGAACTTAATGCAAGCACACGTATGGGGTATCAAAACATTTTATTACAGCCTTATTAATAAAGTAGGCAGCAAAGATGTTGATGAAACAGAAGAATTAAAATATAACGGAGCCGACGCAGAATTATTAGAAGAAGACTGTGAGGCATGTAAACTATGAGTCAAGCGCAATATAACTTAAACACAAAGACAGACTATTTAAATCGCAAGATGTTTCTAGATCCAGCAGGACCAGTTACCATCCAACGATTTGAAGAAGTTAAGTACAAGAAGATTGCAGACTTTGAAGCAACAGCACGTGGTTTCTTTTGGCAACCAGAAGAGATCAGCCTTACTAAAGACAGCAGTGATTTTAAAGATGCTAGTGACGCAGTTAAACATATCTTTACCAGTAATCTATTACGTCAAACAGCATTAGATAGTTTGCAAGGACGTGGCCCAAGTCAAATCTTTATGCCTGTTATCAGTTTGCCTGAACTAGAAGCATTGGTCTACAACTGGACATTTTTTGAAACTAATATCCATAGCAAGAGTTACAGCCATATCATCCGTAACATCTACAATGTACCAAAAGATGTATTCAACACAATTCACGATACCAAAGAAATTGTAGACATGGCATCCAGTGTAGGCAATTACTACGAAGCGTTACATGTTATCAACTGTCGTAAACAGTTAGGTGAAACAATTCCAGAAAAAGAACATATCAAAGCAATTTGGATGGCATTACATGCTAGCTATGCTTTAGAAGCCTTCCGCTTTATGGTTAGCTTTGCTACCAGTTTGGCCATGGTAGAGAATAAAATCTTTATTGGTAATGGCAACATTATCAGTTTAATTCTACAAGACGAACTACTACACAAAGGTTGGACAGCTTATTTGATTAATCAAGTTGTCAAAGAAGATTCACGCTTTGCCGCAGTTAAGACAGAGTGTGAAGCAGAAGTATATGCTCTGTATGCTGATGTAATCCGCGAAGAAAAAGACTGGGCAACCTATCTGTTTAAGATGGGGCCTGTAATTGGTCTCAACGCTAACATCTTAAAAGAATTTGTTGATTATACCGCAGTGAACGCATTAAAAGATATCGGTATACGTTATACAGAACCAGCACCAAAATCAAATCCAATTCCGTGGTTTATGAAACACAGTGATACCCATAAGAAACAAACAGCACTACAAGAAAATGAATCAACTAATTATGTTATCGGAGTAATGAGTGAAAGTGTAGATTACGATTCACTCCCAACTATATAATATGTTTAAAGCACAATTTAAAACTAGATCACCATACGAGTCTTGGACAACACTAGGTCACTACGGCACAGAAGCTGCGGCAATATCAGCAGCACTGACTAAAAAGAATGCCGGTGCTCTATTAGTACGTGTTACAGATAAGAATGGTGGTATAGTGTATTCAGGTTAAAGGAGCCGAAATGAAAGCTGTAGTTTGGAGCAAACCCGCCTGTCCTTATTGCGATCAGGCTAAAGCATTATTAAAGATGAAAGGAATCGAATACGAAGAAAAAATTATCGGTGATGGTTATCTTAAAGAAGATTTGTTAGAAGCAGTACCCGGAGCGAGATCAGTACCACAGATTATTTTAGATGAAAAGTTAATTGGTGGTTTTCAAGAATTGAAACAATATTTTGCAAAGGTATAATATGTTAATTGACAGAGGTGTAATGGTAGGTGAAGTAATCACATTAAAACTAACTTCAGGCGAAGAATTAGTTGCTAAACTAGCAGAAGAAACGGATACATACTATAAGTTAAGCAAGCCAATGGTTATTGGACAAGGACCAAAAGGTCCAGGATTGATGCCATACTTGTTTACAGTATCTCCTGATAAAGAGATTAAACTTCTTAAACAAACAGTAACGGTAGCTGAAGCAACTGATAAAACTTTTGCTGATCAGTTTATACAGAGCACAACAGGCATACAGTTAGCCTAAGGAATAAGAAATGCCATATCAAACAGGTCTTGGTCCATCAATATTAGATGTCTGGTATAGTCCAGATGTTTTTATTAATAGCGTTCCAGCGGCGTTATGGTTAGAACCATTACCTAGTCCAAATAGCGCATCTGGTGAACCTAGCAGAGTATCTCTATCACCAGCACAGGCAGCCGCAGTTGTTGCATCTGCTGCAGCCGCAACTTCTACAGAAGAGCAAGATGCGGGATTAGCAGGCAAAGGCGAAGTTCCACAAGAAGGTCCATTAGATTTTGCTAGTCCGGATCCTCGAGGACCAATATCGTCAGATCTGTTTACAGCATTAGGACAAACATTAGATAGTTGTCTAACAGAATCAAATAGTGGGTTATGGAAAGAAACCACTACTAATACTAGAATCTTATCCTGTTTCAAAGCAGTAGGGTTTAATGTCAGCAATGATAAAACTACACCGTGGTGTGCAGCATTTGCCGGTAGTATATTAAAACGAATCGGTGCACCTGCATTAAAGACTCTCAGCAGTTTAGCATATTCAGGTTACGGTACCTCAGTGGGATTAGATCCAAGAAATTGGAGATTAAATGACATTATTATTTTTACACGTAATGGTGGCGGCCACATTGGATTCTTTAGAGGATATAATCCAGCGAATGGATCTATATCTGTGCTAGGTGGCAATCAAGGCGACAATCTCAAATTAAGTAATTTCAAAAATCCAAGTTCAAGCATGCCTATATCCCAAGTACGACGTGCTTGGTCAATTCCGGCTCAATATGATAGAGTTGTAACATACTCTGGTTCTGGTTCAGGTTCAGTTAAAGTCGTCTAAACAATGAAAAAAACATTATTCTTTATACTAGGATGGCTATGTCTAGGATTAGCCTATCTTGGTATGGTAACTCCGGGATTGCCGTGGAGTATATTCATAGTCGGTGCGGCATATTGTTTTGCTAAAAGTTCTGATAGAATGTACAATTGGATATACAGTCATCCTAAGTTTGGACAGTTCCTAACAAATTGGACTGAAAAGAAAGT